AAACGCCATTAAAAATCATTTCGTACCAAATCTTGTAAAAAACAAAAAAAAACAATTAAAAAAACAATTAAAAAAAGAAAAAAACGACAACTTATGAAAGGCGGTTCAATAACAAATATATTAAGTAAACATCAAAATAATAGTTTAATTGAAATTGGAAGGGGGGGATTTGGAACTGTGGTATTAGATGAACCTCAATCAAAATCTGTTTATAAAATTAGCAACAAACTTAATACATGTAGAGAATGGCATTATGAATCAAATATATATAAAAAACTAAATAAGTTTGATATTGATACTAATTTATGTAAGCTTGTCAAAATGAAAGACAGTTATTTTGATAAGAATACATGTGCTATGGAATTAACAAGAGCTTATAATCCATTTGGAATTAATGAGACGTATACAGTACAACCCCATTTTCAGTATGAAACACTTACATATAAGAATAAATTAAGAGGGTTGTTTTTGGGAATAAATGAATTAGTAGAACATAACATATTTACACACGAAAATATTCCCATTTATATTGCGGATTTAGGTGTATTAATGGCGAGACTACATTATAAAATAAAAAACGACGGATATGATATTGAATTATTTATTTCAAAAAGGGAAAATGAACCTACTAAAATTTACATCGGTGATTTTGATTTATCACAATTTTATGAGGATGTTCCAGATATTGAACGACTTGCATGGTCATTTGAGGCAGTTGCATATTTTCCAATTGAGGGTAAATTATATGATATATTTTCAAATAATTATATAGAAGAGGCTAAAAAATATAATATGGAAAGTGTTGCAAATGATGTATTATATAAATATATAAACTAACTGGTATATGTGTAAAATAATGTTTATTTGTTAATTATATTGTTCTGTAAGTAATTTAATACATAAAATACATAAAATAATAAAGTATTATTTATTAATTTATATTAAAAATATTAATTAATAATATACCAAGTACTTTATTATTTATTTAATTGTATATGTCTTCGTCCTCACTTCCGTTGGCGAAATATGTATGTATAAAATGTGATTTTGCATGTAATAAAAAATCAAATTATACAGTTCATTTAAAAACTCGAAAACATAAAAAATATCATCCGTTTGAATTAAATATAAATTCAAATTTACCAAAAGGGGGGTCATTTTTTTTAAAACCAATTCAATGTGCATATTGTGGAAAACAATATAAATCGCGAAGTAGTGTATGGTATCATAATAAAAAATGTAATAATTTGTCAGCATTATCAAGTCAAAAAGTTGACAATGATATACTTACTACACTACTTGCCCAGACAAATAAACTAATTGATGAAAATAATAAGCTTCGGTGCACAATAGCAGATGCAATTCAAAATACTAATGATATATGTACAACTACACCCCCAACGATTGTTCATAATACAACTATTCATACAAACAATTATACTGAGACAAAAACGTTTAATTTAAATGTTTTTTTAAACGAAACGTGTAAGGATGCAATGAATTTAATGGATTTTGTGCAATCGATAAAAATACAATTAAGCGACCTTCAAACCATTGGTCATGATGGATATATTAGTGGTCTTACAAATATTATTGTTTCAAACTTAAATTCTCTTGGTGAAACAAAACGTCCTCTTCATTGTACAGATAAAAAGAGAGAAACTGTTTATATTAAAGACGAGGACAAATGGGATATTGGTAATAGTTCAAGTGATAAATTAAAATCGTTAATTAATCATGTTAGTCTTAAAAATATTAAAATGTTACCAAAATTAAAGGATATTCACTCTGACACAGAAACACAATCAAATGTATACCAAAAAATACTTATTGAAACAATGGGGGGGTGCTCAGAAAAAATATTAGAAACAAATAATAACAAAATAATAAAAAATGTTATTCGAGAAATTGGAATTGATAAACAAAATTAATTTATATTTTTGTACATTATAATAAAATATAAAATATTCTTAAAAACATAATAGGTTGAATTACAAGAGTTCTTTTTAATCAATTAACATATCTAAAGCATATTCACATGCTTTTTGTTCCGCCTTTCTTTTTATTTTATGTGTAGCCGACCCCATAAAAAGTAACAACTTACCGGTATGTTCTATGTGTTCTCTCATTTTAGAGAATGAATTTATTTTAGACGACATTTTAATACTATCTTCATGGTTTAACACATGTATTGATTGTCCAATACACAAATAAACACCCATTGTATATCCGGTTTCAATATTATGTTCAATTTCCAAATACACTGGCGTTATTTTAAATTCACGTTGTATTTTTTTTTGTAAAATATTTTTATAATTATCATCAGTTTGAATTAGTTGAACCCAGTCAATATGTTCTTCAAATACAGCTTCAATAAATCGTTGAGCCATTTGAAATCCGGGACCTGTTTTAAAAATACTACTAAACCAGTTTTCTTCATCTTGTATGGTCATTTTATTAAAATCCAAAAAAATAGCACCAATAAATGCTTCAAATAAACATCCCAACTTTTTAAGTAGTGTTCTTATTTTTTTCTCTTCAGTTTGACTTGATAACAAGAGCCATTTATGAATACCCATATCATACGCAATTTTTCCAATTGATTCGTTTTTTACAATAGCAATTTTTTTTTCTGTCATAAACCCTTCATTCTCTTTTGGAAAACGGCGATATAAATAATATTTAGTAATAAGCTCAAGTACTCCATCCCCTAAAAATTCAAGACGTTCATTTGACTTACTTTTTAATGGAATACTGTCTGGGGGAGGGGGAGTAATTTCAATGTTTATATCATCTGTATTTATAGTTGTCCCATGTATATACTCTGTTTTTTTCACATAGGATGAATGAACAAATGCTCGTTTATAAAGCTCAAAATTTGTAATAATGGGTGGAAGTCCATATTTTGTAAGAATGTTTAAAACATCTTGGCGAGTTATTTCAATGTTTTTTGAATTATATGGATTATATACAAAAGTTCCTTCTATTGTGGCAGTAACATCTGGAAATTTTGTTAAATTTACAGATGATTGTAATAAAGTATCATTTAATGAATTAGTAGTCATTATAAGTGATTATAATATATTATATATATAAGTGAATACCGTTTATACCACAATAAATATATATTAATTATTTACTTGCAATAAACTTCATAACAGAATTAAGTGATTGTTTTGTATTATGTAATAAATTAAGTGATTCAAGTTGTTTGTGAGGTGATGACGGGTCAATACTAAGAACTGTTTTCAACATTAAGTTATCAACAAGTTCATCTATACTTATAATAGCACTTTCATAATTATCAGCATATTTGGATGTTAAAAGTGAGTCCTGAAGATGAATAACTTTATCATGTATTAATGATGCAAAATCTTCAGAGTTACCACCAATTCCATTTTGAGTATCAGTATCCAAACCATCTTCCATTCCTTCTTTTATAAATCCTAATTTAAACCATGCAATATAAGAAATATATAACAATGAACATACTGCTAAAATTATTACCCATGTGGGAATTATATGTAATGAAAAACTCATTTTATAATACTATTATAATTAAATATTATTATAAAGACGAAATAATTTTATCATGCTCAAGATTAACTTGAGTTTTTATTAACTTAAATTCGTGTAAAAGGCTTACATAATCAGCAACAACATACATTTTGTAATAACCATATTGAAGGAGGTCGCATTTGTTACTTAATTTTATTTGTTTTGTTATAAGATTAATAATGTCATTATAATTTTTTAAAAAGTGAGTTAATATTTGGAAACGAAACATATCAAAAAATGAACGGTATATTTTTTTTTGAATAATACAATTAATAGCACTATTCATATTAATATACTTAATAATCTGATTAAATTCATTTAAATTTGATTGATGTATTATAATGTCAGGTTCATAAAGAAGAGGTGACTCATCCATAATCATACAAATGGTCAAAAGAATAGACGAAATAGTTTGACATGACGACCATGAGTCTCCTCCACCCCAAGTATTTAAAATGGACAAACATACTTCTCCATTCGAATATAAATTGGGATGAAACCGATAATTATTATTACGAGTATCAAATTTAATAATTGGTGGAACATATGGATAAGAAGATAAAAAACGAAATGTAAAAAAATAATAGCCACCAAAATATGGCGTTCCTTCTCGACCAACAATTAAAGCATATCCTGTAAGCATATCAGTGTTATCGTGCATATAATAAATTCCATGTGAATCAAGTGAACCATTCATTGCTTCTTTAATATCTCGAATTAAACGACGCTTACAATCCAATGGTAATAGTGCCATTTAATACTATATAAATAAGTATAAAAACTAATTTAAATGTTTTTAGTTATTTTACTTAATTATGCAGTTATTATCCATTGATGTTGGAATAAAAAATTTAGCTATTTGTATTATTGAACCAATTTTTCCACAGTTTAATCAAAATCGTAATGCAGTGCGTATTTTAAAGTGGGATATTATTGATATTTCAACAAATAAAACAACTATTTGCGAACATATCTCTTGTATGTCATCTGCTACATTTATTTATCAAACAAAACATTTCTGTCGTTCTCATGCAAAAAAAACATTTCCATCTATTCATTTTCCAAATAATACCATATCATCAAGCTCAATAAATAAAATGAATGTTAAACAATTAGATGCATTTATTCTAAAATATAAAATAAATATAAATGACAATCATAAAAAACAAAAAAGTACTATTTGTAAAACTGACAAATTACAATTAGTTAAAACGTATATTAAAACTAATTTTTTTGAACCATTGCAATCGATTAATGCAAGTAAGGTTCATTTAAAGGTCGTTGCATCTAATATTAAAACACGATTTAATGAATTGATATCTAATTATAATATTACTCATGTTGCTATTGAAAATCAATTTGGACCACTTGCAGTCCGAATGAAATCAGTTCAAGGAATGATTACTCAGTTTTTTGTTATGATTGATGAAACAATTGATATACAGTTTATATCATCATCCAATAAACTTAAACTTGGTGAAACAATAAGTTCTGAAGACAATATTAAATCATCCCTATACGCGGACCGAAAAAAAAAAGGTATTGAGAATTATCGTTGTTTTGTAGTGTTAAACCCAAATAGTATTTCACAAGATATGCAAACACATTTTAATCAACATCCAAAACAGGACGATTTAGCCGACTCGTTTTTACAAGGTATGTGGGTACTAATAAAGGGGGATTATTCGTTAAATAACATATAAACTATATATCATTTATAACTGTTTATTTTGCAGAACATGAATATAAATATAAGGTTACAATACGTATAATGGTTAAATTAATTATTGTTGAATCACCTGCTAAATGTCAAATAATTGAAAAAATAATGGGGTATGGATATAAATGTATTGCAACATGTGGGCATATCCGAGAAGCAATTTTATTAGATATTACCGATATACATGATAAATCTGTTTTGCCTGTAAAATATAAAAATATTTCATCCAATACAAAAACAATTGATAAACTTAAACAATTAGTTAGTGTTAGTCAAGAAGTTTTTTTAGCATGCGATGCTGATAGGGAAGGTGAACGAATGTGTTTTGATATTTGTCACATTTGTAAACTTGATGTTGCCACAACTCCCAGAATTGTATTTAATTCAATTACCACAAGAGATGTTGTAAAAGCATTTGAATATCCAGGACGAATAAACATAAATATAGTTCATGCACAACAATGCCGACAAATTATTGATTTATTTATTGGATTTTACATCTCGCCCATGCTGTGGAAACATTTTAATAATCTCAATAATAATAGTAAATATCGAAAAGGGGGGAAACATTCGGCGGGGCGTTGTCAGACACCTGCTCTTCGTATTATATACGATAATCAAAAACAAATTGATGATGAATTATCATCCAATAATTTATACACACCATATTACACCATAAAGGGCTATTTTACGAATTCATGTATTTCGTTTACTTTGTGTACTGGTACAAAAACAACTATTTCCATTAATACAAAAGAAAAAGCAATTGAATTTTTAAATAACGAGAGAAACTTTACTCATATAATAGAACGAAGTCAACCAGTTTCAGGAATAATTAACGCACCCCTTCCATTTAAAACAAGTAGTCTATTACAAGTAATTAGTAATATTTTAAGAATAACGCCATCTGAAACAATGAATTATTGTAAAGAACTATATGAAAATGGACATATTACATATATTAGAACAGACTCACAATCGTATAGCTTAGACTTTTTAGACCAAGCAAGACAATATATTTCGAAGACATATGGAGACAATTACATTCCACACTCATATGAACACATTAGTCTAATAGCCGGAGATAATTATAAAGGAAATACACCCTGTATAGCCCATGAAGCTATAAGACCTACTTGTTTAACTGTTCAATTTAATAATTTATCAGATGTTAGTGAAAAAAGTTCAAAAATATATAAAATTATTTGGGAGAGAACCATACAAAGTTGTATGCCACCTGCGTTGATATATACAATTAGTGCTTCTATTTCATGTAATGGTATGAATCCAAACAGCAGATATCAAGCAACATTTGACACAATACAGCCAGGAAAAAATGGATGGAAAATAGTTTGTGCCCCAAAATCATCACCCAAATCAATAATTCATACGGATTATTTATATTTATTATCTATTCCTGCTAACACTCCTGTTTCCATTAATATGCATTCATGCCAAGCAGTTTTTACCGTTCCCACTGGACCCCTTCATTTAACTGAAGCACAACTTATACAAAAACTTGAAAAACTTGGAATTGGACGGCCATCTACTTTTGCGTCTTTTGTGGATAAAATTCAAAATAGAAAATATGTAAAATGCCAGACAATTAAGGGAGTTCAAACTTCGTGTGTGGATTTAGAAATGATACCCGATATTTCTGACATTTCTCAAACAGAAACCATAAAAATTTTGGGCGGAGAAACAAATAAACTTATTATTCAATCCATTGGTAAAGCTGTTTCAGAATATACACATGATACATTCGATATGTTATTTAATTATGAGTTTACAGCAAACATGGAGAAGCAATTGGACGAAATTGCGCAAGGAAAAAAAGACAATGACAATTTAGAATCACCTTCTACATGGCATGACGTTTACATTGAATACTATAATAAAGGAGCACGCCCATTTAGTTCAATTGTAACCAAAGAAACATGTGAAGATAATTTAAATCCCCCAATAAATAAAACTTTGGATAAAAATATCCCCAACAAAAATATTATACGTGAAATTACATCATTTATTTCAATTAGAAAAAGTAAAAGAGGTGATTATATTTATTTTAAACCCCCAAAGATAAAAAAACCTAAATTCTTTTCATTAGACGCATTTTCAGGCGATTATTTAACAACGACTGATATTGAATTACGAAAATGGATAAAGATGGAACATGGAGTGTAAACAAGAGAAATACCATTTATTTAAGTATAACAATAAGTATAATTAAATAATAAATTTATTTTAAGGAACATACCATATTCAATTTACATACCAAAAGAAGTGAAATCTGTTAATACGGGCATAGGCAACATATTTATATCCGCAGCATTGTAATTGGGGACTTTTTTACATTCAAATGATGGTTCAGGACATCTTGCACAAGCAGGACAAGGTGGAGGAGCTTCTGTTCGTGGACATGATGATGCAACTGGACATGCAGGACAAACAGGGGGGACCACCTGAGACTTTAAAATGTACAAGTCTTCTGTACCAGGTGGTATTTGAGAAGCACTTATGCCAGCAGTCGTATTTCCATTAGGTCCAGTAGCAACCCCAACAGTAGTTCCACCCGGGCCTGTTGCTGTTGTAACAGATGCTGTATTTACATTATTATTATTGTTATAATTATCATAGTATGGAGTTCCATTAGTTGTTCCATAAACTACTTCACCTTCTGGTCCTTCCGCAACATATGCAGAATTTCCATATGGTCCAGTTGCACCAACCGCATTAACATCATCATCAATATCAACATTTGTATATAAATAAACAGTATCATCGGGATAATTTACACGAATTGCAGCATGTCCATTATTAGTAATAACAGTAGCAGTTTCTCCATTGGGACCATAAAACACGGTTTTAGTTTCAGACGTAAATAATTCTTTAAATCCTTCAACATTAAAATTAGAATCATTTGGTTTAGTTGTTGTAAATGAAACGGGTGATGCTCCCATATTTTTTGATACATTTATACGTGTATTACTTATTACCTCAATACTCCCACCCGAATCTGTTTCAAACCTTTGTCCAATAAATATTTTAGACGAATTGTCTGAGATTGTTGTAGATTTATTTTCTTCCATATTGTTCATTCCATCTCTCGAACATCCTAAAATAGAACAAATTAATAAGGCACTAATAAGAAATAGTATAAAACACAGTCCTGCGTATTTTACTTTAATAATATTCATTATATATAACGTCTTTATTATATCTGTTTGTTTTTATTTTATTATACTAAAAAAAATCAACATTACTAAAAAATAAATAATAATAATAAATATAACAGTGTTAAATAATAGTGTTAAATAATAGGTACATATACCCTTACCACCTTAATATAGTATTTCTAAGTCGGAAATTTTCCAATACTCGCAGGTACCATCATTCATCGGTCTACGTATAATAAATGGAATTTTTTTCTGAGCTAATTCCATTTCGGCAATTATATGAGAATTAATAATATTGTCTGGTACATGAATAAATGGCGTTGCTCCATTTTCAATTTGAACACTTCGTTGACCCAGAATTTGTGTTTTTTCATACTTTGATAAAATAGGAATAGACTTATGAAATGGGTCAACAATACAATTATTAATTCGAGTTATTTGTGATAGCTTTATAACTTCATCTGAGTTATGAGATATTTCTTCAGGATGTGCTTGTTTAATATAATCAATTTTAGATGTTTTTTCAAACTTTTTAAAGTAATCATCATTCATACTATCGTCCATATCTGATGTATCACTATAATCGGAGTCATCGTCTTCAATATTGTCTGTATCATATTCCTCAAGTGAATCGTCATCTACTTCCAAATTAATATTATCACCACCATTCATCTTTAATAATTCTTTAATTTCATTATCATTATTTAAATTTACGGATTCAATAAATTTTGGAGTTTTATTATCGTCCTCATCATCATCACTTTCTTCGTCTTCTTCACTATCAATATCACTGCTACTATTATTGCCATTAATGTCATTTACATCATCATCATCATCGTCGTTAGATGCGTCATCACTATTACTGTCATATTCATCATCACTATTTTTATTTATTAATAATTCATTTATATCAATTGTTGTTTCAGTAGTATTTGGTTCAAGTGTAATTTGCTCAGGTTCAGTATAAAGTTGAGGAGTTGTCATTTGTACTTATTTATACTATTTATTTATAATATTTATATGATTAAATACTTTTAATTCATTTTTTTTTATAAATATTATAAATAGTCTATACCGTGCTATATTTAAGTGTCATTACTTTTTACCAAATTATTCGTACTATTAATATTTTTCTTAAACGTTTTATTTATAGAACTATTGCTGTTATTATTGTTAACTATATTTTTATAACACGGTAAATAACGGGTGTTTTGCATTTGAAAGCATCTCATAATTAAATAAGGTGAAACCGATAGTGCACTAACAGCTGTATGATATCCAATATAACCAATATGACTTAATGTATTATTAAATTGAATACTATACCACCAATAAGGAGGAATATATACTGTTTGTCCAGGGCAAACCTCGATAATATGTGTTGATATTTTTGATTTTATAACTGCATCCGTTTCGTCTGATGACCATGGGTTTATATTTGATTTAAATTCAAATAAATCATAATCATATTGGGGTGATAATTCATTAACACTTGATGGAGGAGATAATTGAATGCGAAAAGATGATGTATAGGCAGTTAAAAATGTTCGGTTATTAATATCATATTTAAATGGAGTTGTTCCATTATTTCCACCAATTAATAAATCTCGTATTGTATATATATGACCAATTGGTTTTAAAAAACTGTCTTGACTTTTAAAAGAATTTTCAAGCTCACTATTATTTAAAAATAAACTTGAATTATAACATGAAAAATGAGATGAACATGACTTAGTAATTTGGTTAATATTTGAATATTCAGATTTAATTTGCAGTGGGCTACTTTTTATATTATCATTTGGAATATAAATATTTAGCATATCTGTTTTAGATATTCCTAAGCTATTAATTGCATTTGTACTTCGTGATATATCAAAGTAAAAAACACATGGTTGACGAATATTACATAATTCTGTTAATTGCGTTGTTGTTAAAGTTCCCGCTTCATAAATTTCTAAAGAGTTAGTTGTTTTTAATTGTGAGGTTATATGAACATATACAAATAATACAATTAAAAAAATAGTAATTTGTAAAAATATTGAATTCATACAAAATAATTTAAATTATAAATTTAGTAAATTTATTATAAATTAACGTATAAATAATATTACTTATAATTCAGTAGACGCTACCTCATTCATAGTATTATTTTCAGTTGCATCACCTGATAATGGGGGTGATACAGTGGGTTGTATATTTATAGAGGACATTTGCTCCTGAAGGGATTCAAGCTTTTGAATAATAGTTGAATTAATATTTTGCTGTGCATGAATATCTTCCTTTGACATATCAATTAATTCGATTTTTTCTTCAAGTAATCCCAAACGTTTGGATAAAAGCCCAATTGCATCAGCTACCGCTATTTTTTTAGGCTTCGAACTCACGGATGGAATGGGGTGATGCTGCGGATATTGTTGGGGGGGATAAAATTGACCATTACCATGATTCATATATTGAGGGTCTTGGTATTGAGAGTCTTGATGTTGAGGATTTTGGTACATATTACTTGGTGGCATATTCCCACCCATATTAGAATAAGGTGGGTGTTGATATTGATTAGACTGGGGATGATTATAAAACCCAGGTTGTGATTTAGGGTAATTAGATTTCCCTTTATTATATTGTACTGGTTGTGATGATGCTCTTGATTGTCTTGAACGTTGTGGCATTATTTGTTATATTATGACTTATAATATAATAAAAGTTTGCCTAAATATACGCAACAATTACAGTTATGAGTATAAATATTATTTAATTTAATTTTATTAAATAATAATATATTAGCTAAAATGAATATTAAAAATGATGAAAAAATAAGTAGTAATAACTTGTGCAAACATATACTTATTTGCACGACTGCAATTAATCGTCCTATTCTTCACTCAGATGTTATTCATAAATGGTATAATTATATTTTTGAAATGTTACATTTTAATCCAAATAAATATAAAGTTCAATGGTTTATCAACATAGATTATGTTGAACGTTTACAAGCCAGTATTCTGGAAACAGAACAAAATTTCGAATTACTTATACCAAACATTCCCATTCATTTTACACATGAACAAACACAACCAAGTAAGCCTGGTAATTTTTTATTAGCATGTCAAAAACTAACAATTGATGCAATGACATATGTTAGAACAAATAACCTTAATCCAAAAAATGTAATTATATTTTGGCTTGAGGATGACTGGAACCTTAACTCTCAACATATACAACTTCATAAACTAATTAATACATACTTGTCAAATTTATCTGTAATTAATTTAAGTTACATAAGAAATAATTATCTACATGCACTTGCTCCATGTATTATGAATTATCAATTATTTATAGATTTACATGCAAAAGCATGGTTATCTCAAAAAACTAATATTGACCCTGAGCATTGTGTTGGTAAATTAGCAATTGCTCAATATGGTCCATATGCTGACATACAAAATATTACTATTATTAATCAATACAAAACAATTAATACTAATTTTTTTAATCAAACCATGTTATCATATCCAAAAAGTTATTATACATACGACTCAGATGTTAATAAAGATAAGCATATTATTCATAATAATTATATTATCCCTGAACAGGTTCCAATTATCTCGAATAATATAGTAACATTTATACGTATAACATGTTCATCGTGTAATGATTATGGTCGCACCTTTATGAAAAATCTTAATTTAACAAAAACAAACAAGCAAACAGACGAACATATTGAGTTTTATAAATAATAATAATATTTATAGTTTGTTTTAAATTTTCAATTTCTTTATTAAAATCATAGGAAAAAGATACTTAAACATAATTATTACATATAATATATTATGTCAAATACAATTATTTTGGAATATGTTTGGGTTGATGGAAATAATTGTTCGATTTTTAGTAAGTCGCGTACACATTGTTCGCCCAATTTGAATATTAGTATAACTGATATACCCAAATGGTCGTTTGACGGAAGCTCGACAGGGCATTCTAAAATCAATTCAATAAACTCAGAAATTATACTTATTCCCAGATTTACTTGCTTAAATCCACTTCAATCAAATTCACAAATTGTATTATGCGATACATATAATTCGGACTTTACAATTACATCTTCAAACTATCGAGAAGAAGCTATTAAAACTATGATTGAAGCAAATACTCAACAGCCTATGTTTGGTCTTGAACAAGAATATTATTTAATTCCATCTAATAACACCCCCCAACAAACAAACTCTTGGCGTAAATGGTTTTGTGCACTATTTTTTCATGAAACCCCAAGTTCAATTGAATATACTCAAAACTATTGTGGCGCTGGACCGTGCCACACAATTGGACGAAAAATTGCAAATGAACACTTACATGCATGTATAAAGGCAAACTTAACTATTTCAGGTATAAATGCTGAAGTTGGACCAAATCAGTGGGAATTTCAAATTGGGCCAAGTATTGGAATTGAAGCGGGTGACCATTTATGGGTTGCACGGTATTTATTAATTATGATTGCTGAAAAATATGAAACTGAGGTTGATTTTAGTCCAAAACCATTTTTACATTTACCAGGTTCAGGATGTCATGTTAATTTTAGTACAAATAATATGCGAAAATATCACAGAGGCTATGATTATATACTAAACGCAATTAAACTATTATCCGTAAAACACAACAGTCATATGAATATCTATGGTTGTAATAATAAATTACGATTAACGGGAAAACATGAAACCGCCTCAATTAATGAATTTACATGGGGTGTTGGAACCCGAACAACATCTATCCGCATTG